GGTGACAGCTTCCACGAACGATAACCAGCGTGACTGCATTACGCAGCGTCCTTCGACTTCGGCTGCTGTGCAATCTTGAGGTCATCGAATGTCCGATCCTCGCCGTCCAGCACGGCTCTGTTGCCCGTGTAGTCCTGCCAGCGCTGGACGATCACGTCGACGTATTTCGGATCAAGCTCCATGAGCCGCGCCGAGCGGCCCGTGCGTTCAGCGGCGATAAGGGTGGTGCCTGAACCGCCGAAAAGGTCGAGGACTATGTCCCGGCTCTGGGAGGAATTGGTGATGGCGCGCTCGACCAGTTCGACTGGCTTCATCGTGGGGTGCAGATCGTTGACCCGCGGCTTGTCCACGAACCAGACGTCGCCCTGGTCGCGGGCGCCGCACCAATAGTGCTGGCTGCCATCCTTCCAGCCATAGAGGATCGGCTCGTACTGGCGCTGGTAGTCCGCGCGACCCAGCGTGAAGGTATTCTTGGCCCAGATCACGAAAGTCGACCATTTGCCGCCGGCGGCGCGAAACGCCTTCTGCAGCGCGTCGAGTTCGGACGACGACATGCAGATATAGACCCCGCCCTTCGTGACGGTCAGCAGGTTGACGCAAGCGTCGTAGAGGAAGGCGCCGAACGCGTCGCCGAGCGCATCGTTGAGGATCGGCCGGTTCTTGCCGCGCAGCTTGTCCTTGGCCGAGTTGGCGTAGTTCACGTTGTAGGGCGGATCGGTGAAGGCCATGTCGGCCAGCTCGCCGCCGAGCAGCGTCTCGACGTCGCTCAGCACCGTCGCATCGCCGCACAGAACGCGGTGCTCGCCACAGACCCAGATATCGCCGGGCCGGCTGACCGGATCAGCCGGCGGCTCGGGCGCCTCGTCCACGGCCTCTTGGGCGTCGACATTCTCCGCCAGCAGCCGATCGAGATCGGCATCGTCGAAGCCCAGCAGATCGAGATCGAACGCCTCCTCGCGCAGCGCGGTCAGTTCCGCGGCCAGCATCTCCTCATTCCAGCCCGCATTCAGCGCGATCTGATTGTCGGCGATCATCAACGCGCGGCGCTGGGTCGGCGTCAGATGCGCGAGCACGATCACCGGCACCTCGGCGAGCCCCAGCTTGCGGGCCGCCAGGATGCGGCCGTGGCCGGCGACGAGGACGCCGTCATCCCCGACCAGCACGGGGTTCACGAAGCCGAACTCGGCGATCGAGCCCGCGATCTGGGCGACTTGCGCCTCGGAATGGGTCCGCGCGTTGCGCGCATGAGGGATCAACCGGTCGAGCGGCCAGCGCTCGACCTGGACGGCGAAATCAGCGGTCATGGATCTTTCGGTGATGAGCGGGGCCAGCGGCCCCGGTTGGGCGGTAACGTCGCGCTGGTTACCGGGCGTCGGTTACCAGGCCGCGGTGGCGCGCATTGGCGCCGTGGCGGCGTCTTTCCGGGCCCTGTGGGCCGCTTGGCCGGTACCCGGTAACCTTGGATTTAGGGCTGACGGTAGCGAAGTCGGGCGCGTTGCCCCCCTGCACTACTCTCCAGCCGGAAGGACCCGTGATTTCAATGGGTTAGCTGCCATTCTTCGGCCTCTAATCTCCAATTTGGTGTCTATTTGGAGACACCATCTGGAGAGCGCCGGCCATCGCCACGCCTCCAATCAACGCGCCGCGAGCTTTCGCTTGAGGTCGTCGACCTCGAGCATCAGATCGACCAGCATCACCTTGAGGCGGCTGTTCTCGTCGGCGACACCCGCCTTCGGCGCCGGCGCGCTGCCCTCGGGCTTGGTGGCCTTCGGCCGGCCGCGCTTGGGGGCGGCAGACGCTGCCTGCGGGGCCTCGCCGCCGAGGCGGGCCTTCCAGTTGTAGAACGTCGCCGAGGAGATCTTGTGCTTCTCGGCGATCTCCGACACGGACACGCCGCCGGCCTGCTCGGCCAGGATTGCGCGGATCTGCTCGTCGTCGAATCGTGTCTTGGCCATTTCGCTTCTCGCTCGGGTCATCGAATGAAGCGCGACGCTATGCGCGATCGCGCCTACTGGAAACTGCATGTGTTGGTCGCCGCGCTCTTCCAGGAGAGGTACTCACCCGCTCACCGTCGTCACGCGTCTCTCGCGATCCTGGCGATCATGTGCCCCAAAACCGGTCGACCTGTCCAACCGGGCGATGTCTCACTGAAAATTGTCTCACGACCGCGATAGCCCTTGACAGGCAAGAAAACGGCTCGTGTTGCCTGGACCGGCCAAATGTGATATAACCTCCGCACATACATGCTTCTTACAAGGTTTCCGCACATGCCCGACACCGCGGCCAGACGTGCTCAGGTCAAGCGTCCACAGCCCGAACGCGCGCGCGCAATCCTGGCGGAACACGGCGTCCTGCGCCTGCGAGAAATCGTCGACGCCGGCATCGCGGAGGAGACGATCGCCAGGCTGGTTCGTCGGGGCGAGGTGATCCGGCTCACCCGAGGGCTGTACCAGCTCGCGGATCACAAAGTCGCTGCCGCTCACAGCCTCGTCGAGGCGACCAAGCAGGTGCCACGCGGCGTCATCTGCCTTCTGTCTGCGCTCCAATATCATGGCCTCACGACCCAGCTTCCGTCCCGGGTCTGGATCGCCATCGACCGCAACGCGTGGAAGCCGACGGTGCAACATCCGCCGCTCCGGGTCCTGCGCTTCGGCGGCAAGGCGCTGACGGTCGGCGTCGAGATCCATACGATCGAGGGGATCGCCGTTCCCGTCTACGGGGTCGCGAAGACGGTTGTCGATTGCTTCCGATACAGGAACAAGATCGGCCTGGATGTCGCGCTCGAAGCGCTGCGTGAAAGCCTCCGTAAACGCAGGTGCGCGCCGAATGAACTGTGGCGGCTGGCACATGAGCTTCGCATCCTCAGCGTCATGAAGCCCTATCTGGAAGCAATGGCTGGCGATGACACGTGAGACGAAGAACCTGGAAGCATCGATCTATGCTCGGCTGCATGGCGCGCCTTCACAAGGCGCGATCTCCTCACCGCCACACCGTACGACTTCCATCAAGTCGTGTCCGAAATCAGGGCGTTCCTGCTGCCCGTGATCGCGGGAGCGCGCATGGCGGGCGTCTCCCCTGGGCGCTGGGCGCCTGGCGGGCCCTGGCGGCGGTGATCGGCGAGGCGATCGCGCTCGACGCCGAACAGCCGCACACGCGCCACGAGCTGGTCGCGGCCCATCCTGAGCGATGGCGGTCGCTGGAGTTGCAGCCGCCAGGCGATCACGCTGAGCGCGTATTCCCAGCGGCGATGCGCGGTCGAGCGCGCCAGGCCCAGGCGCCAGCAGACCGCCTTCCAGGGCGCGCGCTCGGCACGCATCCAGACGAGCTTCGCGTCCGCGGGCTCGAGCCATTGCAGCCATGGTAGCGCTGCCTCCATGCGCGTGATCGCAGCCGCACTGGGCGGTGGCCGGCGCATCGGCTCCGGGGTCTGTCCGACGAGGTCGCTGAACTCGACCGCCATGCGCGGCCAGGTGCTGAAATATCCCTGCATGCGGATGCTCGGCAGCCGGCGCAGCACGCTCGCCGCCTCGCAAAGCCGGTCGTCGACGATCTCGGGTGTCCAGTCAGTCACGCCGCACCTCCTGCCGTTTGTCCGCCTGGGGGCCGTAGAGCTTCTCGCCGAGTTGGCGCACGAGCTCGCGCTCGGGCCAGGTCAGGCGCTGGTCGTCGGCGGCGATCACCAGCACGCGCTGCGCGCGCCAGCCTTCCTGCTTGATCCGCTCGGGCGTGCTGCGCGCGCCGCCGAAGCCGCGTGGAGCCCATCTCATCTCGACACCTCGTGCAGGACGGCGGCGTAGCCGGCGATGTCGAGGATCGAATCCTGGTGACCGGGGTCGTGGGCGAGCCGGGTCAGCTTCAGGTCGATGAGGCACATGGCGACCTGGGCTGGCGTCACTGGCTGGCCCAGGGTGAGCGACCACCGCTTGGCGAGCAGGTCCATGGACCTCGCGGGCGTCCCGTAGGCCTTCCGGCGCTCAGCGACGATCTGGGCGGCGCTGCGGAGCATCGTGGTGCCGCTCATCGGATGCCCCCGCCGGTCTCCGTCGCCCAGATCAGGATGGCGAGCGCATCGGCCTCGTTGTCGTCGGCCGGGTTGAAGCCGCGGGCGCGGATGGCAGCGATGACCGCGGCCTTGTCGGCGTTGCCCTTGCCGGTGACGTGGCGCTTGATCGTGCCGACGGGCACGCCCTGGTAGGGGATGGCCTTGAGTTCCCCCCAGGCGCTCAGCGTCGCGAGCAGGCCGCCATGGACATGGGCGGCGTCGGTGCTGAGATGCCGGCGGACCTCCTCGTAGTGGATAGCGGCGATGCCGGTGGTTTCTTCGGCGACGCGATCGAGCCAGGCGCGGAAGCGCAGGTAGCGCATGCCGCCGCCGTCGTAGCGGCTGGGCCGCAGCGAGACCGTGCCGCTGGCGATGGCGCCGTCCGCGGTGCGGATCGCGTAGCCGGTGGTCGTGCCGAGGTCGAGGGCGAGCATGGCGCCGGCAGGGGCTGGCGGGTGCAGCGCGGGCACGGGCGGCCGCGCGATCATCTCAATGGGATCGATGGCTGGCATGGGGATCTCCGGTCGGGGTCGTGGGCTTTGGTGGTCGGGGCGTTGGGTTCGGCCGCTGCTGGGTCGCCGGGCGCTGCCCGGGCCCGTGCAGGCGGCGCGGTGCCGTGGAAGGCGCTGGTCATTCCAGGACCTCCTTCAGCCAGGCGGGGGGCTCGGCGGCGCCAGACCTGTCTTCCCGTGAGGGTTGGTGAGGGTCGTGAGGGTGCTGCCTCACACCCTCCAGGTCATAACCCATTGATTTTCCTGCCTCCGGTGAGGGTCGTGAGGGTCGTGAAGGTTTTCCGGGGTCCTCCT